GCTAATATCATTAGCTTTGAGCCAGTCACAAGCTGCTTTTAGATCTTGTGTGGTTGCCTCGCCGTTACGAACTCTATTAAGAAATTCCGTAGTGACAAGGTTATGCAGTTCGTTAAACTGCTCTTCGTTAGCTTTGTTCATTTTAATTTATATGAGATAGGATCACGTGCTCCCGGTCTGGATTGTATCCAAACGTGGCTCGCATCCAATCAAGCCAATTTCTACTACCTTTTTCCTGATTACATCGACGGCACGACGGTACAACATTAGCTGTAACATCTCGTCCACCTTTACATTTAGGTCGGACGTGGTCAATAGTAAGATTGTGTAATTCATGTAATTCTCCGCAATAAACGCATGTACAGTTGAAGTGCTCTTTGACCGCTCTTCTCCAGAGCTTCTTTGCATCAGGACTTTGCATTGTTATTAAATTTTGTAGATAATGTTCAGGTGAAGGTAGTAACTGAGTCATAAAAACTATTTAGATCCGACAAAGATCTTAGTTTCTATGAACTCTACTGCTGCATCATCAAGCTGATTATCTGTGGTAGCTACTAGCTTTTTAAGGACATCCACGATGAGCCTCTTAACTGAGTCAGACTTAGCAAAAGTTAGAATTATTGGTTTGAGTAAAGTAATCATTTGGGTTAGAATAGTTTAAATTTTTTTTCTTTTTTAGGCTTGACTTTAACGATAGGTACTATGTCCTGACATACCTTAGCCATAGGTGTGTTAGGTCTATACATAAAACCCTTTTTCATTAAATCTGCACATTTGTGTGCTCTTGTAATCTCGTACTCGAGCCTCATCTTATCTGCTTGGCGTTTAGCCAATTCTTTACATTGTTTGTAACCTGACTTATCTAAAGGTACCATAAAATTAATCTGGAACCCCCAGTTTTCTGCCAACGTATAGCTACTAGGTTGCATGTTTTCATCAAGAGGTTTAGTATGATTGCCCATATAAAAAGGTTGGAATGTCATTGTACTGCCATTACAACTTATATTAGGACCATAATACTGCCTACTTTGTGCTCCATTGTTCTGAAATTGCACAGCTTGATTGGTCACATTTCCCGTCGCTGCGGCCACAGGGTTACTTACGTTGTTATCCTCACCTTCAGCAAGTACGGGTGTACCTATTGAGAGAAGATAGAGTAAGATGAAGTAGTTGAGTCTGTGTCGATTACTCGATCTATAGTTATAGTTTCGATAGTTCCTGCCTCTCTGGTTGTGATCTGTAGATCCCAATCTGTTGCGTTGGCTGTTGGTGCATAAGTAGCGTTGTCTGTACCTATTCCACCAGTTACCGTAATATTTGTACCGCTCCATGAGGAAGAGGCTGATCCTTGAATATCGTGAACTATTTCTTCTGTTATAGTTTGTTGTGTTGTGGTTGTGGACTGCATACTTCCTGTTGTGAAGGAAGGAGTCACGGTGTTTGCTCTTGCTATGCCGGGTGATAACAGAGCCAAGAGTATGATCCATTTTTTCATACTTTTGGTTTGGGTTTATTCATTGGGCAGTTTACTGGTGCTTTACTACTACCATTTTTACCTGTAGTCAAACCGAAAGTTGCCAAAGCTCCCGTAAACACGCTGGCTACGAAAGTGATATCTGAGTTACCAGACTTCTTTACCATCGGTATATCTACATAGTTCATAGTAATAATAAAACCTGACCAGACGACTACTCCTAGTCTAACAAAGGTACCTAAGATTTCTATCTGATGCTCCTTATCTTCAGCAGCATCTTTTAGTTTACCTAAGAGTCCTTTCTTTTTTTCTTCTTCAGGCGGTTTTCCTTCCATTTGTTTATCTTACCTTGTAGGAATTTTTGTATTTTCTTCTTTATATTCTCTATAATTGGCTGTGTAAAAGTTGTAGCTGCAACTGCTGTAACAGCTGCTATGCTAGTTGTAACTAATACCTCAGTCGAAGGTATAGGTATGGGCGGTAAGTTTGGTATCTTTAACTTAGGAGCTGGCGGTGTTTCAGTTTTAGTTTCCTTAGGTTTTACTCCTTTTTCATCTCGAAGATCACTAGGAGGTACAACCATAGGTACATAATAAGGTACGTCAGCTGTAGGTAAAGGTATTTCTACAGTTTTTATTTTATTTGGACTCGGAAAGTTGACCGTTGGTATATTCCAACTCGGTATCTGAGGTTCCATCGTGAGTGTGTAATTTTATCTCTGGATGTGCGAACACAACACTTGTTGAAAACAATAATGTGAGGGTAGTTAATAATTTCATATTTTTACCAAGGTTTACCTACAGCAGTTGTATAAGATACATCTCTTTCATAAGCTGCACACAGCTCTGGACCTAATTGAGTTTTAACCCAACCAAGTACAGTTGCTTCATCCAAACTATCGTAAGCAATAAAATCACTTGGTAATGATGTAGGTTTTGCAAACCAAGCTGAACCTCCACGTTGTCCTGTCATTGTATCACCATCTTTTCCTGTTAAAACCCATAACGCATTTCTTACGAAACCGTCAGATGGGTCACGTTCTAACGTGTCGATTTCCCATGTTTTAGTAATTGCCATAATAATTAAGTCTTCATAATAAATGCAAGAGCATAGTAAGGAGGTGTTTTGTCATATGAATGACTAAAGTTTCCACCCCAACCATGTTGGTGTCTATCTCTTGAGTTAAAAGGTTCTGGAGATGCGTTAGGCATACTACTAGCGTTAGCGTACTGTGACGCCCAACCAGTATTACCATTAACAGAAACTGTCATAGAACCAGAGAAACCACCACCAGTAGCTCCGGGAGAAACTCCGGGAAGAGAAGTATCACCAGTACCAGCTGTGGCACCAATTACAAACCTGTCTCTTAAATCTGGTGTACTGTTGTTGCCGTCACATATAACCCAACCAGAAGGAATAGCACTTGTAGCTCCAGACCATATAGCAATAACACCAGATGGTATTCCTGCGATGCCTGTTAATGCAGAGCCATCACCAGCAAGAGCTGTAGCTGTTAAAGTTCCTGTTACGGTTACACCACCAGTTACAGTTTCAAGTTTTTTAGAAGCGTCATAATATAAATCTACTGACCCATTTTGAGTCATTTCAATATGTTTTTCTGCTGTACCAGCATCTCTTATTATGATTTGGCTACCTTGAATAATTAAATTACCACCACCTACTTCTGTAATAAAACTGTCACCACTAGATGATTGATGTTCTAGTTTTAAATCACCACCAGCACCTAATTTAATTTCATCATCATCAGCCATCAATATATCATTACCATTACTTGCTAAGTCACCGCCTAGCTGTGGTGTTGTATCAGCTACTAAGTCTGTGTTTACTACCTCAAACGTAGGATCTGCTCCGTTGTTTGCACGTAAAAACTTACCATTGTTGCTACTTGTACCATGTGGTAAATGATTTAGTTGAATTGCTTGGTCAGCAAGGTTAGAGACATCTTCTCTTAAAAGTGGTCTACCACCAGCTTGTGAGCCGTCATGTACAACTGCTGTATCTTTAGTTGTGTCGATAGTAACTTCGCCTTCGGCTCCAGTAAAGCTACTATGTTGCGAGGTTGTTCCTCGTCTTAGTTTTAATAATTTTGCCATTAAATTGTTCCGAAGTCGATTTGTAAGTTATTACCGCTAACAGTTCCTACCTCAGTAAGGTTGTTGTCATTACAGTCTAATGCAGCAGCTAGTTCAGGTGAAGGGTCATTTGCTAATGATGCAATACCGGGAGCTATTCCTACAAATGCACTACCTGAGTAGTAATAAAGAGTATTTGCAGAAGTGCTATACCAAAGATCACCAGCACTTGGAGAACTAGGTGTACTGCCTTGTATTACGTATTCAGCAGCATATCTGTTTACATCAGCTATTGAAGCTCCAACAGTATTTACGTTAGAAATTGATCCAGCAACTGTATTTATATTTGATGCGTTAGAAACAGCACTATTAATATTTGATGCATTACTTACAGCACTATTAATATTTGAAGCATTAGAAACAGCAGAGTTAATGTTAGATGAATTTCCAGCTACTGCTGTAATGTTTGAGTTGTTTCCAGCTACTGTGTTTATGTTTGCAATGTTTGATGCAGCGGTGTTAACATTAGCTATAGAAGCAGCAACTGTATTAACTGAGTTATTACCAGATCCAGTATTTAAAGCGTCAGTAATTAAACCTAAATCTTCACTATAGACAATTTGTCCGGCAACAATATTTATGTTAATTAAATCAGACTGGTTAGGTGTAGCAGCACTAAATCCATCTCCAGAACTACCATCATAGATCATCAACACTTTGTTAGATGAGCTATCAAACCATAAATCACCATTAGCTAATGATGAGCTATCAGCTCTAGCTGTAGGTGCAGAATTACTTATTTGATATATGTCTGCAAAGTTGTTTATATCCGCAACATTAGTTGCAGCCGTTGCAATAGCTGTTGCGTTTGCAGCAACTGTTGTAACCTCTGTGGCTTTTGGTACTAATCTGTGAAATGTGTAAGTGTTAAGTGTAGTAGTTGTTTCTACAATCATTCCAAAAGTAGCAGCATAAGTTGTGCTATTTGCTAAACCATTAATAGTCACCGTTGAGTTACCAACCGTACCATTAGAGATTGTAGCTACTCCAGACCCATTAGATACAATATTATTAGTAAGAGCTTTAATAGAAACAAGAGTTCCGGCTCCATTATTTACATCTGGATTAGCGTTAGGAAAACTTGTTTCATTTGCTATAGGTACAAAACCACCTACATCATCAACAAGGTCAACAACACGAGCATCTATAGCACCTGTAGTAGCTACAAAAGCATCAGAGCTAGACCATGTATCACCACTAGCTATAGTTTCACTAGAGTCTTGTCTAAAATATCTTGCGTCTGATTCTGTTTCTGTAAAATATCTGTTGTCTAAAGTACCTGTAGCAATTTCACTATCAGTTATCTTATCTGACTGTAATAATGTTTTTATTTCTGATGCTGTCTGGTCATCTTTAGCATTCGTTTCTATTCCGTCTAGTTTTGTACCATCAACAGAAACATCTCTACCATCTACAGTTCCGGTAGTTGCTATATTTTGAGAACCAAAGTCAGGTGAAATTTTACTACCAGCAATAGCTGCTGACGCATTTATATCATCATTAACAATCGAACCATTAACTATGTTTGATGAGTTAACAGTAATACCAGATTTTAATAAACCATCAGCAATTTTACTATTATCTATATTTGCACTTGCATTTATATCGGCATTAAGAATAGTTCCATTATTAATCATTGTTGATGTAACAGTTCCCGAATCACCTGTTGTGATAACGGTTCCTGTAGTATCAGGTAACGTAATTGT